GGGAGCTCAAAAATTTGGCACATTAAAAACTTTATTACCAGAACATTCACAAATTATATTATCTCCAGGGCCCTTAATTTTTAAGTTAAGAAAACTGTTAGATAAATATACTCCGGATGATTATTTACTACTTACAGGTGATCCTGCAATCATAGGTGTAGCTTGTTCAATTGTAGCTGATAAAACCGGAGGAAAATTTAATTTACTAAAATGGGATAGACAAGAAAAAACTTATTATCCCATAGAAATAAATTTATATGAACAAGGAAAGATTGAAGATTAAACTTGACATAGGATATTATGACATTATATTAACAACATTATTAACTACTACGAAAGGTAAAAAGACATGAGTATAAATTTAGAAGAAGACAAAGTTGATTCGTTGGCTAACGAAAATACCAATGACATCAAAGAATTATCTGCCCAGGTTGTAAAGTTAAGAAACTTGGAAGATAAAGTTACAGAAAAAGAAGAAGAATTAAAAAAACTAAAAAAGGATATGGACGTTTTATCTGGAGAGGTTATACCTACGATGATGACAGAAATGAATATATCAAAATTTAGTTTAGCAGATGGTGCAGGTGTACAATGCATGCCCGTCTATGGTGCTTCAATTCCAAAAGCAAAAGAAGAAGAAGCATACAACTGGCTTCGTACAAACGGCTTGGGTGACATAATTAAAAATATGATCACCGTTTCCTTTGGTCGTAACGAAGATAACAAGGCAGCAAATTTTGCTGTCCTTGCACAAGGTCAAGGATATCAACCTACCCAGAAGTTAAAGGTTGAACCCATGACCCTTAAAGCATTGGTTCGTGAGCGTCTTGAGTCTGGGAAAGAGATGCCCACGGATCTATTTAACGTGTTCGCAGGAAACAGAACCAAAATAACAAGGAAATAGAAAAATGAGCAAAGAACCAATAACGAAAAAAAACAATGCACTGTCTACAAATGTTGTGTTTGAAGCAGATGCAAACGTGCAAACTGGAACGGTAGGACAAGATGATCTTGCATTACCGTTTCTTAAAATACTTGGTCAGTTATCTCCGGAAGTAAACAAGAGAGACGGTAAGTATGTCGAAGGTGCAGAACCTGGAATGATTTACAATTCAGTAACAGGTGAACTCTTCGATGGTGAAAAAGGAGTCCAAGTGATTCCATGTTACTACAAACTTGAATACGTCGAGTGGAAAGATAGAGGAACAGATGGATCGGGTGCTCCGGTTAATATTTATCCTTCATCTAGTGACATCATGACTAAAACAACTAGAGGTGCAGATTTTAAAGATAGACTACCAAATGGTAACTATATTGAAAAAACTGCTCAACATTTTGTTATAGTTAATAGTGGATCACCAACTACTGCGTTAATTGCTATGAAATCTACTCAATTAAAAATTAGTAGAAAATGGAATAGCATGATGCAAAGTATAAAGATGCAAGGTAAAAACGGTATGTTTACACCCGCATCTTTTAGCCATCTTTATCAATTAAAAACTGTGCAACAGTCTAATGACAAAGGCACATGGTTTGGTTGGGAAGTGAGCAAAACAGGTCCAATTGAGGATGCTGCATTGTATCAACAAGCTAGAAGTTTTTCTGAAAGCATTTCTAAAGGAGATGTTCAAGTTAAACATGGTGAGGATAACACTGTCAGCACGTCAACTGAATCAGCTCACATTATGTAAAATTCCCCTCTGGGAATGGTTGCAACGGGGGTGGCAAAGCGAGAGTGGAGTCGCCCCTACTAAAAAGGAAAGATGGAAAATAAATTTATAGAAATATTTACTGGTCTTAAAAGAGATTATGGTTATGCAGATATTAACTCTGCATTTAAAGATCCAGCTACCGGTAAACTAAAATTAAAATATGGCTGGGCAGCAAAAGAATTATTAGAGTCGGATTATTTAGATCATCTTACAGGTAAAAAATCTATCGGCATTCAACCTTGTAATGATGAGGGACTCGCAAAGTTTGGAGCAATTGATATAGACTCGGATGAATATGACAATTTTGATTTAAGGAAGTATTTAGAAATTATTGATAAAAAAAATATTCCTGTAGTACCTGTCAAATCTAAAAGTGGGGGACTGCATATTTATGTGTTTTTTAAAGAACCAGTCAAAGCAAGTTTTGTAAGAAATTTTTTAGACAAATTATTGTTTACATTTGATTTAAAAGCATCAACAGAAATATTTCCAAAACAAACACAACTTGGTGTAGGTTCAGATCAAAAACCAATTAATGGTAATTTTATTAATCTACCTTATTACAATCGTAATGAAAGAGTAGGTGTAAATTTAGACGGTACAGAGTTTACCTTTGAACAATTTATAAAAGTCGTCGAGGCTAACACAAAAACAAAAGAAGAGCTAGAAGAATTTGCAGATGAATTAATTAGATTAGAACTTACAGGTGGTGCAGATGAATTTATAGATGGACCTGTATGTCTTCAAAGATTATCAAAATCTAAATTAGATGATTATAGAGATAGATTTATTTATAATTATATGGTTTTTGCTAAAAAGAAATATCCAGACAACTGGGAAGAAAAACTTTTAGAAGGTGCTAGGAATTATATTGTTTACGATAACATATGGGGTGATGAAAAAGTAAAACAAAAAATTAAAGCTTATAAAAAAGATACTGCAGGTCATACTTGTTCAGAAGAACCTATCAATAGTATGTGTGTTAAATCAGAATGTTTAAAAAGAAAATTTGGAGTAGCTTCTGACAAAGTTAAAAAGTTTCCAACTTTATCTGCATTAATCAAAATAGATTATTCGCCAGATCCAGAATTTAGATTTACTGTGCATTACAATGATAAAATCGAAGGTGAAACTACGCAACAAATAATTGCAAGAGATATAAATTATATTATGGACCAAGAAAAACTTAGACGTTTAATTGGAGCACATACACCTATTCCACCACCAAGGATTAAAGGTGATGATATGCAAACTATATTAGATACTTTATGGCAAGGAATGAAAACAGAAAAAGCTCCGCCAGGCACTTCACCTAAAGAAGTATTACATAAACATTTAGAAGATTATATTCATGGTGTTCCAGCTGTTAGTGATGCTGCATTTAGAAGTGGTAGTACATTAATTGATACTGATGGCTTTGCTTATTTTGTGTTTGATCCTTTTTATAATTTTTTAAAAAATAAAGAATGGAAAGCAAAGATTGATCGAACTGGACAAATGTTAATGGATTTTTTTGAGGCCGAACTTCGACATCCTAAACGATACCCTAAAAAATCAACAGAAAAAAAATCTAACAATCCTGTGAGATGTATAAAAGTTTCTATGAAATATTTTAACAAAGAAGAAAATGAAATAGAAATTTTACCAATGAAGAGTAAAAAAGATATTCTTTAATGACAAAGGTTACCAAAATATATGGCCCTCCAGGTACAGGGAAAACTGAAAAATTAATTCGAAGAGCTATGGCCTACATAAGAGTAGGCACTCCAGTAAATAAAATAGGTTACTTTGCATTTACTCGTAAAGCAGCTCATGAAGCAAGAGACAGAATGCTTAAAAAAAATTCCGAATATAAAAAAAAACAACTTCGATACTTTCAAACATTACACTCTTTAGCTTTTCATAGTTTAGGACTTAGAGAAGAAAATGTTATGCAGGATTATCATTACAATGATCTTGGAAAAGAATTAAGTATAAGAGTTAATGCTAAAAAAGATGCAGATGCTTCGCCTTATCTAACTTGTGACAATGAATATTTTCAAATTATTTTAAAAGCAAAAGAAAAAGATATTCCTGTGTGGGATGAATATTGTACAGGTGAACACTCTACAAATGTAAAACCAGATTTATTAAAACACATTGAAGCAAACTACAACCATTACAAACATCCAGACATAAATAACTTAGTAGATTTTACAGATATGATTCATGACATCGTACAACAACCTAACAAGATTCCAAACTTTGATGTAGTATTTATAGATGAAGCTCAAGATTTATCGCCAATACAATGGAAGCTGTATGACATACTAAAATCTAAATCGAAAAATATTTATTTAGCTGGTGATGATGACCAAGCAATATATGGTTGGGCTGGTGCAGATGTAGATAGATTTATTCAAGAACCTGCTACAGAAAAAGTATTATCAAAATCACGAAGGATTCCGAAAGCAGTGCAAGATATATCGGAAATTATTACTGCAAGAATTGCAGGACTTAGAGCAACTAAAAATTATTTACCAAGAGATGAAGAAGGATTATGTAGTAAAATTAATAGTTTAGAAAATGTAGATCTTTACCAAGACAATTGGTTGATACTAACTAGAACTTTATCTAGGGCCAAAGAAGTATGTGATCTTTTAAAAGTAAAAGGTTTATATTATGAAAACAGACATCAAAAAAGTTACAACACAAAACTCTACAAAGCAATTATTAATCATAGCAAATGGTTAAATGGAGAAGAAGTATCTGACACAGCATTAGAAGATATAAAAGAGTATTTAGGAAACAGAGAACTCAAAAAAGATTTAAAATGGTTCGAGTGTTTTGATAATGCACCAGCTGATGATAAAATTTATATAAGATTAATGTTGTCAAATAAAGAAAGATTAAGTGATGAAGCAAGAATTAAAGTGTCTACAATTCATGCTGCAAAAGGCGGTGAATGTAAAAATGTAATTTTAGTATTAGATAACGCTAAAAAAATAAGAGAAGCTATTGTTAAAAGTATAATAAAACGTGACGAAGAGCATAGAGTATGGTATGTAGGTTGTACGAGAGCAAAAAGAAATTTATATTTAATGAGAGCAAAAATAGAACGAAAGGGATATTCACTATGACACATAAAGATATATTTAAGGATTCATTTCCACAAGATAAGCAAATAGGCGGGAGTCACTACAGAAACTTTCACATACAACCTTACGAATTTATTTCTAAAAATGATTTATCTTTTTTTCAAGGCAACGTTATTAAATATGTTTGCAGATATAAAAATAAAGCAGGCATACAAGATCTTCAAAAAATAATTCATTATTGTGAATTAGAAATTAAAACAATAAAAGATATGAATAAAAAATAATGCCAAAAAAATCAACAGTACGCAAAACAATTAAATTTGCCAAAAATAAATTTAACTTAGAAATTTATCTTGGGTTAGAAAAAGAACTTGCATGGGAAATATTTCCTCATGACTACAATGCAGCTTTATATGCATTTAGTAACAAAGATAAAATAACTAAAATAGTAGAAAACAAATATGTATATGAGGTAAAAAAATGAAGATACCTTTATTTGAAGCACAGACTGAATGGAATGAACCAGAAGAATATCCGGATCTAAGAAAATACGACGAGATCGCAATTGACTTAGAGACAAGGGATCCCGACTTAAAATCTAAAGGTAGCGGTGCTATTATTGGTAATGGTGAAGTAGTGGGTATTGCGGTTGCTGTCCCAGGTAGAAAATTTTATTTTCCAATTGCTCATGGATCGGGGCCAAACATGAATCGTAAGAGAACATTAAATTGGTTTCAAGATGTATTAGATAGCGACGCTATAAAAATATTTCACAACGCCATGTACGATGTGTGTTGGATTAAATCTATGGGGCTTAGCATTAATGGACAGATAGTTGATACTATGATTGCAGCATCTTTAATTGATGAAAATAGATTTAGATTTGATTTAAATAGTTTGTCTTGGGATTATTTAGGTCATGGTAAAAATGAATCTGCATTAAATGAAGAAGCAAAGTCTAGAGGACTAGATCCTAAAGCAGATATGTGGCAATTGCCAGCAATGTATGTTGGATCTTACGCAGAAAAAGATGCAGAGCTTACATTGGAGCTTTGGCAAATATTTAAAAAAGAATTACTACATCAAGATGTTGAGTCTATTTTTGAACTCGAGACAGATCTGTTTCCTTGTCTGGTGGACATGAGATTTCTTGGGGTGAGAGTGGACGTTGAAAGAGCTCATAAATTGAAGCAAGCACTAACAGTGCAAGAAAATAACTTGCTCCAACAAATAAAAATAGAAACAGGAGTAGATGTTCAATTAATGGCAGCAAGAAGTGTTGCCAAAGTTTTTGATAAACTTGGTTTACCTTATGAAAGAACTGCAAAATCACAGGCTCCTTCTTTTACTAAAAATTTTATTTCTAATCATGAACATCCTGTAGTTAGAATGATTGCTCAAGCTAGAGAAGTTAACAAGGCTCATACTACATTTATAGATACCATAATTAAACATGAACATAAAGGTAGGATTCATGCTGACATAAATCAAATTAGATCAGATAATGGCGGAACTGTGACGGGCAGATTTTCATATTCAAACCCTAATCTACAACAGCTTCCAGCCAGAAATAAAGACCTTGGACCTATGATTAGGTCTATATTTATACCCGAGAAGGGCCATAGATGGGGTAGTTTTGACTATTCTCAACAAGAGCCTAGGTTGGTAGTGCATTATGCATCTTTACACAAATTTCCGTCTGTAAATGAAGTAATAGATAATTATGAAAATGATACCTCAACAGACTTTCACCAGGTCGTAGCGGACATGGCAAAAATTCCAAGATCACAGGCCAAGGTAATTAACCTCGGATTATTTTACGGTATGGGTAAAGCTAAACTCCAGGCCGAATTAGGTGTATCTAAAGATAAAGCAGTAGAATTGTTCGATCAATACCACGCTAAAGTTCCCTTCGTTAAGCAGTTAATGAATAGTGCTTCCAATCGTGCCCAAGAGCGTGGTCAAATTCGAACTCTCTTGGGACGATTGTGTAGATTTCATTTATGGGAACCGAATCAATTTGGTATGCATAAGGCATTGTCTCATGAAGATGCATTACAGGAACATGGACCGGGGATTCGAAGAGCTTACACTTACAAAGCTCTTAATAAACTTATTCAAGGAAGTGCAGCTGACATGACAAAAAAAGCCATGTTAGACTTATATAAAAATAATATAATAGCACACGTACAAATTCACGATGAACTTTGTATTTCTGTAAAAGATCAAGAACAAGCAGATAAAATTGTTGAGATTATGCAGGATGCAGTTACTTTAGAAGTCCCCAATAAAGTTGATTATGAATCTGGTTCTAATTGGGGCCAAATTAAATAATGTCTAGAATTATTGCTGTTCATAATTCACACAACGCTTCAATCTGCGAAATACAAAATAATAAAATTGTATACTTTCAAGAAGCAGAAAGAATAGACAAGAATAAAAAAAGTAGAAATTTTTATGTTCTTTTTAAAAAATATCAAAATCAAAAGTTTGATAAATTTATTTTAGTTGTACATTATAATTTAAATATTGTTGATATAATAAAAAAAGATATAGAAAATTATTTTGTTGAATTAAATATTCAATGTAAAGAAATACAAGTAGAATATGGCCATCATTTTTTTCACGCATGCTCATCATTTTTTAATTCTGGTTTTAAAAAATCATACGTTTTAACAATAGATGGAAATGGTAGTTGTATAGACAATAAATATAATGAAATAATATCTTTATATTATTTTAATAAAAACAAATACAAAGTTATATTTAAAGTTTATTCGACAGATAATGGTGAAGAATTTGTTGATGGAAAAAACATATATATAAATACAATTAGTTTAGGAGAAATGTATGAACATGCAAAAAATTTATGTAACTTTAAAGAAGAAGGTTCTGTTATGGGATATTCTTGTTATTCCAAAGACAGTCAATATTTAAATTTATTTACAAAACGATTTAATCACCCTTCAATAATACAGAAAAGATTTTTTGAAACTTCTAATGATAAAAGTAATATTTGTTATCAAGCTCAAAAAAATTTGGAAAACATTATATTAAACTATGTAAAAAATATTATTAAATCTAAAGATAGAAATTTGTGTGTATCTGGCGGTGTTTTTCAAAATACAGTTTTAAATAGTAAGATACTTAACATTTGTCCTAATCTATATGTAGATCCATTTGCAGATGACAGTGGTTTATCTATGGGAGCAGCTTTGTGGGATATAAATAAAAATAAATTTAACAGTAAAAAAATACGTAATTTAAATTTAGGAGATCCACCGAACTACGATATTCTTTCCTTATACAAAACTGTTAATGTAACTCCAAAAGAGGTTGCAACATTAATATTAAAAAAAAATATTGTAGCTATATATCAAGGAAGAAATGAATTAGGTAAAAGAGCTTTAGGAAACAGATCTTTTTTATACGATCCTACAGATCAACATGGAAAAGATAAAATAAATTTATTAAAAAATAGAGAATGGTTTAGACCAACTGCTGGAACAGTATTACATGAACATGCAAAAGAATGGTTTGATTTAAAAACAAAAAAAGAAACACCCTTTATGTCTTATGTTTTTAATGTAAAAAAACAAGGTATTCCAGGTATTACTCACGTCGATAATACATGTCGTATTCAAACATTAAAAAAAGAAGATAATTATCACTACTATAATTTAATAAATGAGTTTTATAAATTAACTAATGTTCCAATATTATTAAATACTTCTTTTAATTTTGCAGGAAAACCTTTGGTAAATAGTGTAGATGACGCAATGGACACTTTGACAGATAAAAAAAATTTATTTAAATATATATACTTTCCAGAAATTAGAAAATTATGTTATAATTAAGGAGAAAAAATGGCTTATTTAAATGCAAACATACCGCCAATTTATGCACAAATTAGAAGGGAGTATTTATATGACTGTAAAAAACATCACGGAGAAGTTGAAGACTGTATTATCTTTGGTATCACCTCTATGGGAGGTCGTGCTATCCTATGGCATGCGCTTATGGAAAATGGTGCAATCTTTTATCGTCTCCCAATTACGGCTTTTATTCAACGTGGTTATGAATCCAAGTCTGTTCCATCCAAGAGACTTGATGAACTGGAACTTTGGAATTCTTTTAGTTATTATCCTACTGTTACTAGTTGGTCTATTTTAACAGCCGCATCCGGAAAATATATAGGTAAAGATAAAAAATGGCACCATGGCCACTATTTATTTACTGTTGACTGGGGACATCCAGATAGTAATATACTTGACACCGATCATTCGGAAATTCCGCACGAACATAAGTGCGCTCACATAATTGCATTAGATGATGGTAATTATGCAGCACAACCTAACAATCGATGTATATGGGACTTACCTTCTTTCACTGTGAAAGATAACATTCCAGATTGGAAAGTGCAAACGAATGAATGGAACGTAGAAGATACTGGTAAATGGAAAACTGAAGATACCGATAATTTCTTTTACGAAATTGAGGAGAAAAAAAATGATTAATGTAGTTAATGGAATATGCATGGATTGTGGACACAGACATAGAGGAGTTGCAGAATGTAGTTTTTGTGAATGTGTTTGGGAAACAGTGCAAGAAAAAATAAGTATGATTAAAAAAATAAAAAATTTTTTAAGAAGATTAATTTTTTGGACAAGATAATTATGGAGTATCAGAGGATGAACTATTACTTTACAGGTTTCCTAATAGTAATGTTAGTTGTCCTAGCTTTTTGTGGAGGACCAGGTGTCCAATAAACCACTCAACATATCTGAATCGGCGGCTGTGCAGATGCCGATGAAAACGGTTGCTAGCCTGATTTTACTCGTCGCAGCCGGCGTCTTCGCTTACACCGAGCTTACGGCAAGGTTAGTATCGCTGGAGACATCACGTGAGCTTTTTGAAAATGATTTATTAAAAAAATCTGAACAAGTGCCCGTGGACCAGGAACAACATTTTTTACTCGAAGATCTTTATAAAAGTGTCGAGAAAATGGAAAAGACTCAAGAAATGAACATGACCAACAAAGTTAATATAGAATTTCTTGCATCACAATTGGACAAAGCATTAAAAGACATAGAAGAATTAAAAGATAAAGTTAGAGAAAATGGAGGGCATCAATGATTTTAGAAGTAGTCGCTCTTCTTATGATTGTTAACGGAGAGATAAAAGAACACAGAATTCAAATTGATCCGGACACAGGTAAACATTCGATGGCAATGTGTTTGAAAGGTAAGAGATATGCCAAGAGAACTGAAACAGGAAAAAATATACATCACCAGTGCATCAAGTCGATGGCCGAGGTAGAGCAGAATATTGATGGATCTTTGTCAATAAAAAAATTAATATTAGAATAATGAATTTAAGTCGTAATTTTACACTTCAAGAGTTAATTAAATCTGACACTGCTGTTAGACTAGATATCAACAACAATCCTAACTCTGGTCAAATAGAAAAATTAAAAGAACTTTGTGAAAATATTTTACAACCCGTAAGGGATCACTTCGGTAGAGTAAAAGTAACGAGTGGGTTCCGTAGCGAGCAACTGTGCCTAAAGATAGGTAGCTCGATTAACAGCCAACATGCAAAAGCTGAGGCCGCAGACTTCGAATGTATGGGAACAGACAACGCTGAACTAGCTGACTGGATTTACATGAACCTAAATTTTGATCAATTGATCCTCGAATTCTACACGCCAGGCGAACCCAATTCGGGCTGGATCCACTGTAGTTACACATCAGATCAACCTAGAAAACAATTTCTACACGCATTTAAATCAGAAGGTAAAACAAAATATAAACCTGTAATAGGAAAGGCTAAAGACCTTGTCTAATAAATTTAAAACATTTAATAATATAGATACTGTTCATGGTATTTGTGAAGAGTGCCAGGAAGATACTATATTAGTTGCTATTGTTACTGATTATTATAGATGCACTAATTGTGGAAGTGACACTAGACAACACATTAATGGTAGTATAAGATACATGAAGTTAAGTGAAAGAGACAAAGAATATATAAAAGCTAATGGCTAAACAAAAATTTACGCATTACATTCCTAGGGATAAACCTAAGAAGAGAGGGCCGCGACAACACAAAAAAAATTTAAATAAAAGTGAGCGGAGACAGCGTAAAATGACGCGTTACAAAGGCCAAGGTTAAATTAAAACATGGATCATACAGAGTTTGTTGTAGAAATTAAAAATATTATTAATCCGGAATTCATTAAAAAAATAATTCCTGTAATAAATCATAAAGCTAAAAAACATTTAGATGTTATAAATGGATTTAGAAAAGACGTAAGAAATGTTAAAGGTTATCATATAGACCCGGAGGGTTCTCCTACAGATATTTTTTATTGGAATTATATAAAATCAGAAATAGAAAGACTTTATACTTACTATAAAATTAAATTTCCAATAATGAAAAGTGATAAAATTAATCAAATTGATTTATTAAAATATTCTGTTGGAGGAAAATATAATGCTCATACTGATCATGGAACTTATTCTGCAAGACATTTAAGTATAATTATGAATTTAAATGATGATTATGAAGGAGGAGAGTTAGTATTTACAGATCAAAAATTTAATGAAATTAAAAAATATAAACTTGGTAAAGGATCTATTATATTTTTTCCTAGTAATTTTATGTATCCACATAGTATTCAACCTATAACAAAAGGAAAAAGGTATAGTATAGTGTCATGGCTGCAGTAAAATATAAATTAATAAAAAATTTTTTTTCCGAAGAAGAAATTAAAATTTTACATCACTATTGTTATAATAAATTAGATAGCAATAAAGACTGTACTATAGATACACAGTCTTTATCTCCATCATGGTACAATGATTTATTAATGAATTCTTTATTACATACAAAGTTACCTATAGTTGAAAAAGAATCTAATCTAAAATTATTTCCAACTTATGCATATTGGAGATACTATGTAATTGGTGGTAGATTAGCTAAACATATTGATAGACCAGCATGTGAGATATCTGTTACGGCCTGTATTAAAAAATATGATGACTGGCCTTTGATTGTAGAAAATAGTGAATTCTTTTTAAAAGAAGGAGATGCAGTTATATATGCGGGGTGTGATCAAGAACATTGGCGTCCTGGTACTTATAAAGGTGAAGGAATAGCTCAAGTATTTTTTCATTATGTAAATCAACATGGTCCTAATAAAGATCATGCATATGATAAAATAAAAAATCAAGAGGAGAAAATGCAAAAATGGTAGAAAAAGTTTACGAAATAGACAATGTTTTAAATGGATATGAACTCAAACATTTTTATACACAATTATTAAATAATAATTGGAAGATTAATTCTACATATGGAGATGATATATTTAGTAATTTTTATCCAACTTTTGAAGTATCTTTTGAAGATACTGTTTATCAACAATATTGGTTTGGATTTTTTACAGGAATTGTATCATCAATTAATAGTCATCTTAAAAAAGAAAAAAATTTTGATTTAGGTAGTTATAAAATTAAACATATCACTTTGAATGCACAACATAATACTGGTAAATTTCATTTTCATGATCATAGAAAATATAAACATGTTATAGTTGGATTCTTAACGCCCGATTGGGATGATAGTTGGGGAGGAGAATTACAAATTGAAGATAAAACAATTAAATTTAAACCAGGTAATTTTGTTTTATTTTCTGGTAATAAATTACATGATGCAATGCCTATCAAATCAAACTTACCTTATTGGCGTATTTCTGTTGGAATATTTATTGATTAAGTCTCTGCCTGTTCTGGTATATAGGGCTCACAGATAAATTTAGGATAAAGTCTACTTTTATCTATTTGTTCATTTGTTACTAATTCGCTGTTGTAAAATAGTTCAAAAGATTGACCTAAACCGTCTTTAATGCAACTACTAAAGGTATTATGATTCATCTGATATGAATGCATATCTTGAGTAACTGGTAAACAATTATTACCTATTCCAGTACATATAAATAATGTTAATAAAAATTCCATATAACCCTTGACACAAAGAAGAATATTTTGTAGGATATCCTTATATTAAAAATGAAAGGATATAACAGATGACTGATTTTAGCAAATACAAAAACATCTCTATAAAAAAAGAGACGTATGCAAAAATTGACAAAATTAGAAAAGTGTTAGTACCCGATGATCCCGAAGTATCGAGAGCGCAGGTAGTAACTATTCTAGTAAACAAAGAAGCCAAACGTTTAAATGGCAAAATCAAAGACTAACCAATACAGGAGGAAAGTATGAAATATACATTAGTCAAAAGAATCACTTTCTCAAGTGATACAAACGATATAGTGAGTGTAATAAAAGAAGCAAACTCATTAGAAGATGTGCTGAAATATAAAGTAGGCGCAGAAATGTTAGAGGATCCAAAAGATAACACAAGTTTTGAGATTCTAATTAACATTAACAATGCATTTGATTACATCAAAGAGCCAGGAAAACCTTTGCTGCTCACAGATGAAGTTAAAAATCAGAAGGCATCGTGACGGAACTTAGAGACGAACATTTGGAGGTTATAAGTCGAAACAAAGCCATAGCTTATGAAAAAGAAAATAGTGATAAGTTATTAAAGGCCCGTGAGATTTATAACCAAACCAAGGGTTTACAAAATATATCGGAGCATGAACTCAAAAAATTTAATGAGTTGATGAAGTATAAGATATGATGAGTGAAGCCGACATAATTGAATATCATAAACTGGTAGAACAGTTAGAGTTATTAAAAAAGAAAGGAACCCCGGTTGATGACCGGGGTCCTAATGATCTTACTAAACAAATAGAAGTGTTAGAGTTTAGGAATGAAAAGCTACACAAGTACAATGAAAAATTGATTGAAGAAGTAAGATCTCTTCGATCTAAATTATATATAAAGGAAAACTAATATGAATAGAGAACTACTAGAAAAACCAATAAGTGATCTTGAATTAAGTGTAAGAGTACACTCTGCATTTTTAAGATACGAACCTCAAATGAAAACAATTGGAGACTTAATACAAAAAACTCCAGGTGAGTTACTACGAACACCTAACTTTGGTCGTAAATCTATAAAAGAAGTGACAGAAGTTTTAGCTGCCATGGGTTTAAATTTAGGAACAAGTTCTGAATCTATACCTCCAACGATGGATAAAGTAAGACAAGACTTTGTTTATAATATAATTGAACATGCATCGAGTGCAGCAGGTAAATCTTTAGAGGTTATTGTAGATAAAAAAGAATGGGCCTATCATGATATTGAAAAATATTTTGAGTCTCATAGAAAAATAATGGACGCATATAAAGAAGCATTACAGAGGCTGCATGATTAAAGGAGATAGTAAAGGCTATAATTTTTTAGCTAAATGGACTGATCAATTAAGCCCACGAGACTTTTATTTAACTGTAGAGATTGGTGTTCGTGAGGGTTACGGCTCTCACGTCATCATGGAGAATCTTAAAAATAAAAATCATTTTCACATAGGTATAGATCCTTATGGAGACATGCTATACGACCACGTGGATACTCAAGCAGGTTTGGTGCCTAGGTGGACAGACTTTGATGGTAATATTTTATATAATCCAGATGGTTCATTTAAGACTCCAACGTATCCTAACTCTATGAAACAAACTTTCTTAACTGCTTTTAATAAACACGAAAATTTTATTCTGTATCAATTGGAAGACATTGAATATTTTAATGCCTTTGGTCAAGGGGTACCTATTTATTATAAAGGTGAAAAAAAAATTATGAACACTTATGATTTGGTTCACTTCGATGGTCCTCACACTACCGCTACAGTATTACATGAAGCTTTATTTTTTGCTAATCGATCTAGACCTGGGACTAGATTTGTATTCGATGATGTAGATACTTATGACATAAGAGTAATTCAACAAGCACTGACTCATTATGATTTTTATATAATGGAACGAGGTGAAAATAAAATATGTTTAGAAAGATCTAATGGCTTACAAAAATCCTAACGACGAACGAAGAGTACAAAAGGATTTTGAATACATGAACACGGAACGTGGATATGTAGGAAGAGCAATTAGTGGTAAACTTAAACCTAGTTATGGGGTATACGGAGGCCATAAACCCCATAAGTCTATGGATAAAAAAGAATTTTGGAGACTTTATATGAATCATATTATTAATATGAAACATAAATTTCCAGAATCAGATGGTCGTATTTGTAGATATTGTGAGAACCCTTTTACTTTTAAAACAAGAAGAGGAACCAGGGGTAAAGGTTATCAAGGTCGTAAAGGTCAAAACCCAACAAATTTTAGTATTGATAGATATGATCCAAGATTAACTTACATAACTTCTAATATTATCTTTTGTTGTGTGTCTTGTAATGATAAAAAAAGAAATAGTAATCCAGATGATTGGAAAAATTTTCTAAGGGTAGGAAAGGAATTTATAAGTGATTAAAATAAATAAAAAATTTTATTATCCAAGTTCGACTCGAAAAATAATTGATGGTAAAAGACATTACCTGGTAGGTGACGAAAAGTTACCAAGTGTTACTTCTATATTAAAAGCCTGCGAGAGTGAAGAGAAGAAAGCTTCATTAGAGGCTTGGAAAGCTAGAGTAGGTGAGGCTGAAGCAGAACGGATCAAGGACAATGCTGCATCGAGAGGGACCCTCATGCACTCGATTCTTGAAGGATATATGTTAGATAAACCTATTGTGAATTTAACACCCGAAGGACAACAAGCTACGAAGATGGCACAGATAATCACGGACCAGGGATTAAAAGGTAGACTCGATGAGTTATGGGCCACAGAATGTGTTTTATTTTACCCAGAGATGTACGCAGGTGCAACTGATGGAGTCGGAATCTACGAGGGCAAAGAGGCCATAATAGATTTTAAACAAACAAATAAGCCGAAACGAAAAGAATGGATCGAGGACTATTACCTACAATTAGCCGGATATGCGATTGCTCACAACCAAATATATAGCACTAATATCCAGTTTGGAATCATTCTAATGTGTAGTAAAGACTTATTATTCCAGGAATTTCCCGTACAAGGGGAAGAATTTAGACATTATGCGAACGAATGGTGGAAGAAAGTAGCACAATATTACAAGCAGAAAAAAGAATTTCAAGAAGTAGTTGACAGAGCCGGTATGTGATGTTATATAGGACATTATATGAAAGGAATAAATATGAATAAAGAAATACAAATGACGTTTAAAAAATATTGCAAAAAAAATTTACTATTTTTAGGTAGTAGATTTAATTGGAATAAAATCTACAATCAATGTGTTGTTCATTACGGACAAGAAGTAGTAGATCAATCAGTTAAAGAACTTGAGCAAGAGGGAAAAATAACAAAGGTTGTTCAATCATGAAAACGTTTAAATTAAGTATTGTTATGAGCGATAAAAGCTACGTTTGTAACAATATTAAAGATGAGGATGTAATTATAAAAGAGTTTGATCATTATGATCAAGCTCACAACTACATTGATAATACTTTTAAGAAAATAAAAAATGGTTGTAATTATAATTATTATGTAAAAACAAAGGAGTACCATGAAAGAAAAAGGTAGACAATGGGACGGAGTATCAAGGCCCGCGGATGACAAGTACAGAGAAAACTTTGATAGGATCTTTGGCAAAAAAGAAGAGAAAAAAGATTTAATCAAAGGCACTATTATTTGCAAAGCAAAGAAGTGTAATAATTATTTATATAAAAATGAAAGCCCAAGTTTAAAAGGATATTGTCTGGATTGTGGCTAAAATACAACAAAGTGTTGCAAATATGTCACAATATAGACCTGTATCTACCTATAGACTTTTTTTGCCAGAAAAGTTTTTTTGTTTTTCAATTTCCAAAACAGTGTTACAATGGTTACAATGGCTTTCAAAGTGCTATTATTCGCATATACCAACACTTCTAGACGATATTTTTGTAACAAAACGCTGTTACAATGGTGTTACAGCTGTTACAATTTACAATAAGTGGCCTATATCAACACTTTTAACAAACCCGTACGCGCGCATAAGAAAAAGTTTTTTGAAAAAAATGTGCCTAGAGAAAAAACCTATAGGTGCTATACAGAGATATGCGTAGAAATAAGAAATCAAAATTTAAACACGTTGTTATTGGTTCGAAGAAGTATTTTTTCTACCGTCTAGAGTGGCTTGATATAACTGGTGATGCGGGGCATGCATCAGTCGAAGAATTTGATAAATTCGAATGCAGCAAAATGATAACACATGCATACATATACAAACGAACCCCCAAATTCGTTTGGACATTTGCTTCATATGAGGATAAAGATGTTTCATTTTCTGACCGTAATATATTTCCTGTTGGGTGTATTGTTAAGTTAGAGAAAATTACTCTTTAATTTCTTCCACGACTTCTGCGTCTGAGTCTATGATAGGCTTATAGTTTTTTAATGCTTTTTCTAATTCTTTGTCTAATTCTGATTCATCCACGTTGTTAAGGTCCTTATGTAGATGTATGTGATTATTGTGTTGAAATCCTGCAGCCTTACCTCTAGCTACTTCCATATTACCTGCAGCACTCCAGGCTTTATTTTCTCTAGCTTCATCTCTAATTTTACCTAGTTCTGCCAGGTGTTTTTCATAAGTAATATCATATTTTTTTAACTTCTCTGCTCTAAGTCTTCCAATGTATTGAGTAACTAATGGGTATAAAGATGGGTTCTGTAGTTTACTTGCCGATACGTAAGCTGAATTAGGATCATAACCTGCAGCAATAGCGCATTCAGAATCAGTCTTTCGACCTTCTTCTGTCACTATTAAATTTGCAAATTTAATTTGTTTTTCAGTAAGTCTTTTTGGTACTCCTGCCATAGACTTGCAATATAATTTATTTTTGATATATGTTCAAGTCATGGTATCGGGAAAGTTATTAAGACAGGCCTTAGATAAATTTATGAAATCACCAGTAGCCCAAGAGGCTAGGGTGCAAGTATGTTTACCAGATGGTAAGTATTATGACATCAAAGATATAAAATTGATGGAAAATAAAATACTTGGTGTACGTGAGACTCATAGATTGGTCATGACTTTGTATTCTTCAAAGTGGAATATGGGTGAAGTAATTAAAAAAATTTAGTTAGCTTGAATACTCTTAACTTAGCCTAAATGAAAATTAAAAAAGAGACTAAGTTTTGGCATGAAATTAAAGCGTTCAATATTAAAAATAATTGCAAATTATCATTTACACGCTTGGAAAATAGTGCTTCACACGGTACTCCCGATCTATTGGGTTATAATAATTCTGGCCACTTTTTCACTGTTGAATTAAAGCTAAATCTGGCTAAAAAAATTCGCTTTTCTCCGCACCAAATTGGCTTCCATATCAAACATCCGCACAACAGTTTCATCATGGCCAAGGGCCTCTGTCAGACAGACATAAAACTTTATGAGGGAAGGTTTATACAAGATTTAATTAAGGGGAAGGCAGATCCGTGTGCCACGGGTATGGAGTCAAGCTTTAAATTTCTACAAAACGTTTAGCGTCCTACATATTATAGGACAAAAATCAACGCGCAAAATGTCGCGGCCCGTGAGTAGTGCTTGTGGGCGGGACCCACCCTTTTTATTTTTTTTCACGTGAAACATTAGCCTGTGGCCTGTGGCCTCGGCTTGCGGACTGTGGTGCGTGCTTGTGGGCGGGACCCACCCTTATTTTTTATTTTTTCAGTATGCAGGGTTCCCAATAATACCAGCTTTTACAATTGGGACAACGAACTTGACAACAGACTTCTTCTTCCGTTCCTTCCTTAACTCTTTTTTTAATTTTATCATTGCATTCAATTAGAGGCACACCTCCAACTTCAATTACGTCATCGTGTTCAGCGTATTCCCTCGCTTGATGCTTGCAATCGTTACATTCCATTAATTCTTCAGTTTTCATGATTCGCCAACCCGAACTTTTAAGCAGGTGCCTTACTTCATCATAGGTAGGACCGGAACTTATTTTAATAATTTTTTTCATGTTTTCCTTCTTTCATGTTGCTTGTTAGCTTCAATGATGTCAGTGTAGGGTACCGATTCATCAATAGCTTGTTGCTTGAGGGCTGGCGGAATACTACCAGCCCTCTGTTCCTCACCCTTGACGTGACAATGGGTTTCTAGGAATTTTTTACACTTGCGGACGTAGGCCTTAGACAGAAGCTTGTGATCGCAAATGAAATAATTTAATAGATTGTTATGTTTAGATCTAATGTTGGCCATAGCTAATATTTTTAATTTTTGGGTTCCAGCATTTTCTACAATCTAAACATTGCCCGCCCTGTTGCGGTGCTGGACATGTAGCCTTCTTTGTAACTACGGTTGAAGTATTGGGCCAGCTTTTAATTGGGCCTTGATTCACCATTGGTGAAGATAATCTAATAGTTAAATTATCGGGCTTATGTTTTAAATATTTTTTTACCCATGCCTCTTTAGTTGGCATCCAATGCATACGGGACGGCGTCAACCTACAGACAGCGAAAATTTTTTGAAGGTGTTCTAGATCCTGGACGTCGCCGCTGTCGTGCCAGCGGAATACATCGGGTTTTTTAGAATTTATTAATAGAGACATTGCTTCAACCCATCGAGGATCTTTAATAGCGGCCAGCCTTCTATACTGTGCATCTTGTACAACTTTAAAAACATAACAACCTTTTAAAGCATAGCAATCATTGCAAACTGAACCCTTCACGTCTTGAAGCTTGCCGCCGGTGTTGCATTCTTTGGCGGGAATTCCAATTGACCATCCGGGCATCTTGCCGGGCTTGCTAAGGCCTCCAACTAATAACCAGGCCTCTTTAGTGTCCATTGTTATGCTCTTTAAATAATTTTTTAACAAATTTAATTAAATCTTTAAATTCTTGATTAGGATCAACTGTTAACCAATCAACATTAGAATTAATTTTTAATGCTTTTATTATTTCTTTTTCTAATTGTGTTATATTCATTTTGTATTCCTTTCATGAGTCTAATATAGGACATTATTGGACATAATGCAAGGCCAGCAGCTCAAAATAAATAAAATTTTTTTCTTGACATATCCTATAATATCCTTTACACTTGGACGGCGGTTGGGGATGGCGGAGGACAGATAAGAGCTTGTGGGCGGGACCCACCCCGTGACTTGTTGCCTGTGATTAGTGCTTGTGGGCGGGACCCACCCTAAAAAATAAAAACTTTAAAAAATGTCCTGCACAACCCTGCAGGACTTGGGGAGAGTTAAACCTTACACTCACAAAGGATCAGTAGGGCGGTACCTCGCATTATCGATAGTAACCTACTGATCCAAGATCCAATTACTGCCCGGACGTCTCCATCTTCATTGGATCATTAATCAGTGAGCAGAGGTAATTCCACTGCGGGATCTTCCATTACATTGGTCACTGATCCCAGGTCACACTAAAACCGAAAAGTTACGAGAGGCAAACAACCCAGTCTCTTCTCAATTTCGGACATCATTTAAGATTAGTCAAATCTCTAATGTGACCAGGGATCAGCATCCAGTGAAGACGACGCAAGGAGCGTGGTGTGACACTGGATCTAATCCTAGCTAGTTTGAGTTTATAACGTCGGATACTAGCAAACGGACGTTAATAATTAAGACCGAACTAATGTTCATTTAATTATTAAATCCAATATAACAGAATATCCTATATACTCAAGGACAATATTGTCGCACCTAATTTAGAATTATTCTAAAGTAGAGAAGAGCATGTGGGCGGGGCCCACCCATATAAAAAAATAAAAATTTTTTTCTTTTTAGGGCTTGACAGAATATCCTATATAAACTATAAACAAATCATAACTAACAAACGAAAGGAATACAGTTATGCAACCATTAAGAAAAGACCACGTTGACAGGTGGAGTGAGTTTGTACGAGATGAATTCGGAATTGCTTTTAATAGAGCGGAAGAAGAAATCGAAGTACAGGCGCAAGAAAAAGTTGAGGAAGTTGGTAAAGATTTTGCCAAAGAACTTAAACTTAATCTTAAAATAAAAGAGTTGGATAAAAACGTAAATGCGTTGAGAGATTTCCAAGATAAGAAGCAATCTATGGAAAATGATTTACGTTATAAAGCTCAAAAAATCGCTGATGAAATTTCAGAGATTTATAACAATAGTAAAAAAAGACGTAAATGGGATATGAATAACATCTCTATTGATATTAAAGATGATAACGATCCTGTTGAATACGTAACAAAGCGAATTAAAAAAGCTTGTTATGAAGAAGCAAAACGTCATTTTACAGCAAAGCATAAGTTGTATCATGCTTTAGATCAAAAACGTAAAAAGTGTTTGAATATACTTTATACAGGTAGTCATATTCAACCGACTTTGAGTGAGTTATCTAAAGAAATGAAAACCGCTAACATTCAATTAGATTTACCTAATTCATTATTAGCTTTACCAAGTGGAGCAAAATAATGATTAGAGCGATTTATTTTGCACTCAACTTTGTAATGATCTTTTTGGGTGTAGTGTTAGCGATATACTTTGATTTGTATATTGGGTTATCAGTAATAGCTTTGTTTACTTTCAAATTCTTTTTGCAATTACCAAGTACCGAAAGCAATAAAAGACTTGATGAAAGTTTTAAGAAAGCAAAACAAATGGAGTTTGATTTTGATAAATAAATAATAATAAACACATAATAGGCCATGCACTTTTTGCATGGCCTATCCTACATTATCCTATGCAATAACCGCATACCTCTCCAGGTTGTATAGAGAAGAGCATGTGGGCGGGACCCACCCAAGCGCGCTTCGCGCGCTTTAAAAGGGGACCCTAAAGGAATTACTTTCGAACTTGCATGATTTATTATTTATCGAATACCCCTTAGTTTTGTAGGGGTCCCAGACCTACCCTATATTGTTTGATTTGGATAGTTAATCATGTATAATACTTTACCACCCATATTGAAATATATGCTAACTGTTGAAGATATTAATAAAATAGAAGATCCTATTGAGCGAAGAAAGCTCAAGATACAGATTATACAACGGCATCAAAGAAAAGAACTTAAGCAAGTTAAAACTAATTTTTTATCTTTTGTAAAAAAGATGTGGCCAGATTTTATAGAGGGGTCCCATCACAAAGAAATCTCAGATAAATTTAATAGATTAGCAACTGGAGATTTGACCCGTCTAATTATAAACATGCCCCCTAGGCATACTAAATCAGAATTTGCGTCGTTCTTTCTTCCTGCTTGGATGATCGGACAAAACCCTAAATTAAAAATAATTCAAGCAACTCACACAGCAGAGCTTGCTGTAAATTTTGGTCGTAAAGCAAAACATTTAATTGACTCAGAAGAGTATCAACAAATTTTTAAAACAAGACTCCAAGAAGATAGTAAAGCTGCAGGACGTTGGAATACATCTGATGGCGGTGAATACTTTGCAGTCGGTGTCCAAGGTGCAGTGACCGGGAGAGGTGCTGATCTACTTATCATTGATGATCCACATTCAGAGCAAGATGTAAACTCACCATCGGCATTTGATAATGCATATGAGTGGTATACTTCAGGACCACGGCAAAGGCTTCAACCAGGAGGTCGTATTGTTTTAGTTATGACTAGATGGTCTACAAAAGATTTAACACAAAGATTGTTAAACGCACAAAGCAACGAGAACGCAGATCAATGGGAAGTCGTAGAGTTTCCAGCGATTATGCCGTCCGGTGAACCTGTGTGGCCAGAGTATTGGAGCAAAGAAGATTTAGCTTCTGTTAAAGCATCAGCGGGTGTTGCAAAATGGAACGCGCAATACATGCAAAATCCAACTTCAGAAGAAGGAGCTCTCATTAAACGTGAGTGGTGGAAAAATTGGGAATCAGAACATATGCCTGTTATTGAACACACTATTCAAAGTTATGACACAGCTTATCTTAAAAAAGAAACTGCTGACTACAGTGCGATCACTACTTGGGGAGTTTTTCGTCCTAATGAAGACTCACCTCGTCAATTAATATTATTAGATTCTTATAAAGAACGTTTAGAGTTTCCAGAGTTACGTCGTGTTGCATTAGAACAATATAGGTATTGGAATCCTGAAACAGTAATCATTGAAGCAAAAGCATCGGGGCTACCTTTAATGTATGAGCTTAGACAGATGGGAATTCCTGCAATGAATTTTACACCAAGTAAAGGTCAAGATAAAATTGCAAGAGTTAATGCAGTGTCTCCACTTTTTGAAGCTGGACAAATTTGGGCTCCTCTCGATCAAGAGTTTGCTCAAGAACTTGTTGAAGAATGTGCAGCGTTTCCTTATGGAGATCATGATGATTTAGTTGACAGTACAACACAGGCTCTGTTAAGATACAGACAAGGCGGATTTATAGATCACCCAGAAGATTACAAAGAAGAAGATCAACCCAAAAAGAAAAAGAAATTTTATTGGTAATGACGTTTGTATTTAAGCACCCTAGTAAGTATGTAAAAAATCCTACTCTTGTTAAAAACATGAAACATGTAAAACGAGATCAAATACCGCCATTAAGTGGCCCCAACCCACAAGGCTTGATTAATGAATCAAAAGCATATAAACAAGATAAATTGGAGAAAATAAATGGCAGAAATAGACAAAGCTTTAACCGAAATACGAAAAAAGGTTGAGATAGCAGGGCCCGAGGAACAAGTCGAGGTTCAAGAAGAAATTAACGAATCATTACCTAATGCTGGTGAAACAGAAATTACTCCCACTGAAGATGGCGGCGTAGAAATTAATTTTGAACCTGGAGCATTTAACCAAGCACAAAGTGAAAATCACTTTGATAATTTAGCTGAGTTATTACCAGAGGAAATATTAGGTCCTCTAGGTTCAGAATTAAATCAAAATTATATGGACTACAAAGAGTCTCGTAAAGAATGGGAACACACTTACATAACTGGTTTAGATCTTTTAGGATTTAAATACGAAGATAGAACAGAACCTTTTTCTGGAGCTGCAGGTGCTACACACCCAGTTCTTGCAGAAGCTGTTACACAGTTTCAAGCATTAGCATACAAAGAATTATTACCAGCAGATGGACCTATCAGAACTCAGATCATGGGTGCACCATCTCCTGAAAAAGAAATGCAATCAACTAGAGTAAAAGATTTTATGAATTGGCAGTTGATGGATCAGATGAAAGAATACGAACCTGAATTTGATCAATTGTTATTTTACCTCCCTCTTGCTGGATCTGCCTTTAAGAAAGTTTATTATGATGATCTTTTAGGCAGAGCAGTTTCTAAATTTGTACCGGCAGAAGATTTGGTTGTACCTTACTCTGCAACATCTTTAGAAGATGCAACGGCCGTGGTTCACGTTATTAAAACCAAAGAGAATGATTTAAGAAAACAACAAGTAAATGGTTTTTACAGAGACGTAGAGATTGGTGAACCTGCTGATACTGAATCTGATTTAGAAAGAAAAGAACGAGAGTTAGAAGGAATTACAAAAACACAAAATGAAGATATCTACAATATTTTAGAATTTCATGTTGATTTAGATTTAGAAGGGTTCGAGGACCGAGGACAAGATGGTCAACCTACTGGAATTAAATTACCATACATTGTAACAATTGAAGAATCATCAAGAGAAGTATTATCCATCAGAAGAAATTATGAAATTAATGATCCACAAAAAAAGAAAATTTCTTACTTTGTACATTTTAAATTTTTACCTGGTTTAGGTTTTTATGGTTTTGGTTTAATCCACATGATTGGT